CTATCTCACCATGGGCTCCTCGTGTTTGGGATGATCACTGGTATGACTGTACTGCTTAATCTCGCCGTTGTTAAAAATGATGTATTGGTACTTGGCTTCGGGTTCATCCGCGAATGTTACGGAAGCACCGTAAGGTGCTTCAGAGCTTTTTGAAGAGTACGTACCTTTTACGTCGATAAGCTGTTCGTGAGAATAACCCTTCTGTTCCATCAGGTAAGTGGTTACCTGTTGTTCAGCGTCATTTTTCTTGAGCGGATTACCAAGCAGTCCGAAGTATGCCCAGCAGGATATCACGAGTATAAGTGCTAAGATGACAAGTGAAGTGGCCTTGAATGTTTTACTCATAGGTATTTCTCCTTCTTTCACGTAAGCGACAATGAATTTAATAATGAAATATTAATATATTTGGGTATATTTATCAATTTAATGCTTAGTTGGTTATTTTTTAAAATGATGCTTCCAGAATCGTCTTTTTTCCACCCGAACGACGCCCTTAATCGCACCGAAGTCGTACGGAGTACCATCCTCGCTAGGGATGAAAGGGTGTAAGATTGTATTATCGGATCAATAGCAAGGGACGCACCGAAAGCACATACGCTAATGTACAGACCGGCCAGGTGGCCGGTCTTTTTGATGCGGTGAATGTAGTCCCGGTACTGGTTCGGTCGGAATACGACTCTGATTTAAAAGGGGGAGTCTACTGCTGCTGCTGCTGCATTGTCGCTGCACGGTGTGGGCAGATCTCAAACTTGCAGCCAAAGGGGGCGAAATGAATGTGTCTATGAATAATGAGACTAGCACTGCCATAAGCACCAGTGGATTGAGTACGCTCATTAAAAAAACGCTGAAACAGAAGCTCGCGGTACTTGTTCCAGATTGGGACGGTCGTGTGCTGGATGTACCTGCGTCAGGCGAAGTGTTAGCCGGGCCTTGTGCAATCGTTACGTTTGCCGAAGAGGTGCCGAAGTCTGCTTGGGCGGGATATCGAAGGATTATTAAAATCTCACCATACGCTCGTCCAGAAGATGGTGGCACTGAACAAGTGGAAGCTTGGTCAGCCCTTCTAATTGATGGGTTGCACCAGGTAAGACTGGTGGATGAAGCAGGCGAGGCCTTCACCTGTATCTATCTGGGTTCTTCAGATAGTGACCGGGTGGATGTAGGGTCCGGCATGGTTACGCGCAGTCTACGGTTTGGGGTGTATGTTCCCGAAGACTCAGGAGCTGCGCTCGCTGAAACAGGGGACGCGTGGTTAGCTGCACTTCAAGACTGGACACAGCAGGAGCTTGGCTCGAACTGGTCGGTATATGGGGATGTATGGCCTAGTGGGTACGAGAAGCCGTCTGTGTTATGGCGAATGGCCGGATGTAGCACGTCTGTGGCGGGCACTTCGGCATTGGAGGTTCGACAACAGTGGATTGGGCATGTACTCACCGATCATTCGGTGTTAACACGCCAGACCGTTACTCGGTTGGTAGAGCAACTTGCGGTCCAAGCTCGTCTTGCCGTAACTGAAACGGGTGGCGAAGAGCACAAAAGTAACACACGGTATGTGACGGTGGATGAGGTAACGGCAGATCTGCAGACGGATGCATATCTGAATGGTCAGATTCGCCTGACGTTGCAACAGCGGATTCGTCGTCCGGGTACAAATGTACCTTTCATTCGTGAGATTCACCATAGCAAAGGTATGGAGTAAACGTTAGTCGAGAGGAACCTTCCTTTTATTTAAGGGTGGTTCCAGATTATAGCTTTGAGATGATTGATATAGCTTCAACATTGTAGCTTCAAATTCATAGGTTCATAGGATCGAAAATTCATAGGTCAACCTTAAAGATCAACGATTCACGAAATCAGTAGTCCAACAAATGAGGTGAGATGGCAATGGCAAGCTCAGTGAAAAAAAGCAAACAGACAGCCCCGCGTTATACACGGGCAGAACTGATGAATCATGCAGAAGCCCTCTTTGCCGTTAAGGCAGAGGTGCTGTACGGTGCGCTGTACGAAGCGGCGCAAGAGACGTTTTCCATTGAAGAAACACAGGAACGAATTAACCAATTTATGAAAGCGAAGGTGAAGGGATAATGGCAGGTGGAACTTGGGAGCAAACAAATCGTCCGGTCCTTCCGGGCTTATATATGAATTTTCAGGCGGCAGCATCCTCGGCCATTCAGGCGGGTACGCGGGGAACGGTCGTTGTGCCAATCAAGGCCAACTGGGGTCCGGTAGGGACCTTTGTTGAGGTAGGAGGCGAAGCAGCGATTGAACGTATTTATGCGGCGAATGTGCTGGATAACGGCACGGCCTATACGTCCTTGAAGCTCGCCCTGTTGGGTGGGCCAAAGAAGTTGCTCGCTTATCGTGTAGCAAGTGCTGCAGCCAAAGCAGCTACGCTTATTTTGAAGGACAGCAGTGATGCCAATGTGCTGCAACTGGATGCGAAGTATCCTGGGGATCGTGCGAATGGATTCTACATCACCATCCAGCCAGGTGTGATTGATAATACGAAACATGAAGTGCGTCTCTTCGAAGGTAACCGGATGTTGTATGCGCTCCTGACAGCGGATATTACAGCAGCTTCTCTGGCAAAAGAGATTAACGCGGATGAACAAAATGTCTGGGTAACGGCGCAGGCGATTGGCGATGGTACTGGCGTGGTTGCTACTGTTGCGGGTGCGGCATTCAAAGGCGGCGTAAGTGGCAACGATGACCTGACCAATGCAGAGTACATTGCTGTACAGGGGGCACTGGAAGGGGAGCAGTTCGACGTCTTGGCTTTGGATCAGGCGGCTGATGCACCTCTGCTTGCGAGCTTTGCGGCATGGGTGAAACGTGTGCGTGGTGAAGGCAAACCGGTGGTTGCTGTATTTGGCGGTTCCGCAGCAGACGATACCTCTGCTACAGCAGCACAAAAAGCAGCAGCACGTTCGCTTACGCTCAATCATGAAGGTGTGATTAATGTCGGTACAGGCGTTCGACTTGGAGATGCATTCTACAGCTCGGCGGAAACATCCGCCTATGTTGCGGGACTGATCGCAGGACAACGTCTGAACCAATCCACAACTTATGCAGCTACTCCGTTCGATGATGTGACACGTCGCTGGACGCGTGCAGAACAGGAGCAGGCGGTACAGAATGGCGTATTTATTTTCTTCCATGATGGACGTCAGGTGAAAGCACTTCGCGGTGTAAACACACTGGTAACGCCGGCCGCTGGACAGAATAATGCATGGAAAAAAATCCGTTCCATTCGTGTGTTGGACGCCATCAACACGGATCTGCAGCGTTCCGCGGAAGATACGTATATCGGTAAAGTGAACAATACTGAAGAGGGCCGTCAGGCACTGATTAGTGCCATGAAGGCCTATTTGGCGCTGCTCGCACAGAGCAATGTGATTGAAGCGGACGGTTATGATGTCATTCTTGACCCGGCGTATTATGGCGCAGCACCAGTTCTCAAACCGGAAGCAGATCAAGTATTCCTGCAATGGAATGTGAAGCTGACGGATGTAATGGAGCAGTTGTTTGGTACATTTTACGTGCAATAAGGTTTCTAGAATAATTACTATATGTTGAACTGATGGTTTACACGATAACGGAGAGGGCAGAAAAAATCTGAAGAAGCGAAGCGCTCGCCTTTATCACCGGATTTTCCCTTTTTGAAAAGAAATCAAAAAAATCTGGGGATAACAGCGATCGGAAGATTGTTCTGACTGCGGAGTTATACCGTGTAATATTTATTAGTTCAACCAACCCAAGGAGGAAAATATATGTTGGATGCATCAAGAGTAATTCTCGGTACCCATGGTCAGCTGCATATCGATGGTGTGTGGCAGACGAACATTAACAAGTTGGAAGCGAGTGTGGAGATTGAAAAGCGTGAGCTGAACCTGGTCGGTAACGACTGGAAGGTGCACAAAAACGGCGCGAAAAAAGGAACAGGCACGATGACCGGCTACAAGGTCACATCCGATATGATCTTGCGCGGCTTCACCAAATTCGAGATTATTTCGAAGCTGAACGACCCTGAATCGTATGGACATGAGAGTGTTCTGTTGAGAGGCTGCATGGTGGACAAAATCCAGCTTGCCAACTGGACAGCCGGTGAAGAAGTGCCGGAAGAAACAGGTTTTACGTTTGAAGGATTTGAATTGCTGAATCCGATTGTGGCGAACTAAAAAGGACTTTAATGGAGGCCGAGATGATCTCGGTCTCTTTGTTGTCTACTTAAAGCAAATTTAGTATCTGCACGGTAACGGAGAGGACAGAAATAACGTGAAGAAGCGGAGCGTTCGCCTAAAAGCTTTCTGAAAGAAAGCTGCATCGGAAGCATAGGCTATCCCCGGATTTTCCCTTGAAGAGGGGAATCAAAAAAATCTGGGGATAACAGCGATCGGAAGGTTATTCTGTCATCGGAGTGGCTAGTGTAGCATAATGATTGCCAAATGTGAACAAGAAGGAGATAACGACCAATGAGTATGAATGAAAATATGTCCGAAGAACAGATTTTGGATCAGTTGTTTGAAGCAGCAGAACGTTTGCCAGAGGAGAATGTACGCATTCAGCGTCTGGATCTGCTGTTGACCTTGCGTGGACTGACGTCTTCCAAAGTGGATAACATTCGCGAACGCTGTACGATTCGAAAAACGATCAAAGGGCGCACCGAGGAAAAGGTGGATACCGAAACGTTTAACGCGCTGCTCATTTCCGAAGCAACGGTGAAATTGAAAGTCCGCAGCCTGGAATTGTCCGGCTGGGGGGACACCCGTATTACTGGTCGCATGAAGTTGTCCGGTGGCGAACAGGCAGTACGTCGTATGTTGCTGGCTGGTGAATTGGATGCCGTAGGTGACAAAGTGCTGGAGCTGTCCGGCTTCGGTGTGGAGATTGAAGACCTAAAAAACTGATTCACTCCGGCGGAATGACCACGTTCCTGTATCACATGTGGGTGCGTCATCATCTCCGGCCCGGAGAGTTTTGGTCTTTACCTCGCGGGGAGCGCTCGCTGTTAATTGCGTTCTCGGAAGAGGAAATGTCAGCGATAACTTCGCAAATGAATCGATAACCAAATAGGGCAGGAGGTGAAAAAATGGCAGAAATGATTGTAGGTCTATCCAAATCGAATGCGGAAATGCGGACAACCCTTCGTTATCTGGATCAGATCCAACGCTCAACGGAACGTCTGGGCAGAGTTCGTTATCAGAGTCTGATTAAGGTGAACAATGAACTGAGAACGACTGGACGCAGGTTGGAGCATATTTATAGTATGGCTGTGCGAATCAGCAGGCTACGAATCACACCAACGATTGGGTTGATTGATAAGCTGAGTCCGGCACTGGATCGCGCATGGGTTAAACTGAATAGATTCAGAGACCAGATGGTAACGGCTTCAGGCACAGTATCGCTTGAGGTTCGGCAGAAGATCGAAGTGGCGATGGGCAAAGCTGGGCCAACTGGACCAACTATGGCTGTCATGATCCAGAACAACAAAAACATTACTAACAATACGAAAGAAGAAGAACCTAAAAAGTGGTGGGAAAACGTACTTGCAGCGGTCCAAGCATTCAATGATTTGAAGGATGCAGCCTTTAATGTAGGAGATATTTTTAAATTGTTCAAAAAGAAAAAAGAAGAAAGTCCTGCATCAGATCCAACCAGAAGTCCAGCATCCAAATGCTGCTGTTGCACAGGTGGAAAGATGGGCAAAAACCGTAGAGTTCGTTCACCGAATGCGGATGGTGGTGGATCAGATCGTGGAAGACGAAATTACCGAAGCGGTAGAAGGTCTAGTAATCGTTCGAACCGGGGCCCATCACCAGTACCCAATCCTGTACCTGATACTCCAACTCCTCCGGTCAATCGCAACCGTAACAGGGGAGGCGGTAGAAGAATACGAGGAAGCGGTAGATTAGGATTTGCGGATGGTGGATTGGGATCTTTAACCGACATGCTGGCTGGTAATGGATTGATGGATAATTTAAGTAGTGGTTTTGCCAAAGGAGCAAAAAGGTTGCTTGGACCCATCAGCATGCTTGCTGATGTGGCAAATGTAGCGACAGCACCCCCGGAAGAGCGCGGCCGAGCGGTGGGTTCCATGATTGGCGGCACAGCAGGTACTGCGATTGGTAGCGCCATCGGTAGCGTTCTTTTGCCTGGCATCGGAACATGGGTTGGTGGTGCAGTAGGTGGTTGGGCCGGAAGTGCAGCAGGTGGTTGGATCGGTGATCATGCTAAGGATATTGGAAAATTCATGTCCAACGCTACTGAGGGTGTAGGGGATGCATTGTCGGGTGCAGCGGATTATGTCTCTGAAAAAACAAAAAAAATCACGGATGGCATATCCGGATTTTTCGGTTTTGGTTCCAAAAAAGAAGAGAAGACGGTCTCGGCAGCAACGGTGGCTTCACCGTCTCCAGTTGCAACAGGCCCGCAGATGGCACCTGTTTATATTCCACCGGCACTGACCATGACAGGCCCAACGGCTTACATGAACAGCAAAGTTGGCCAGCCTACCTCTGCTGGCTTCATGGGAACAAGCATGATGCAGAGCCAAGCGATGGCGCCTGGTAACGGTGCGCAGACGAATGGAAAATCGTCCACGATGACGGTACAGATATCCGAAGAGCAGATGAGCAGTCTGTCCGGTTACTTGAAGGATTTCAAAACCGAAACTACCAATCAGATTGCGATCAATATTCCACCAGGTGCGGTGCAGGTGACCGTGCGCGAAAATGCGATTGATTATGACGCAGTTTCTCACCAGGTGGGGCAACGGATCTCTAACGAGTTCCGCCGTGCGATGCAAAATCGCAAAACAATTATGGCCTAAGCAGAAAGGAGGCCGCAGATATGTCAGTACTTGAAGATAAAGTTGGTCCTAACAAAATGTCATTTACGTTGAAGGACGGCAACACTCCATTTCAATTCCCAGTGAACCCTGAAGAAGTTAATATTTCCAGGTCTAAGGGATATGAAACGGTCAATATGTTGGAGCATGGCGAGTTTGATTTTGCACAAGGGGAGAAGGTGAAGGAGATCACCTTCTCTTCTTTTTTTCCAAAAAGATTTGATCCGTCCTATTGCATGAATGAAAAATCTTTTCTAGATCCACGTGTGGCGATGAATGTGCTGAACACCTTTCTGATCTCCAAAAAGCCGCTGCGTTTCATCATTTCAGAGACGGGCGTGAACGTGCCTGTTTTTATTGTTTCGCTTAATTCGAGCTTTCGTGGGGGGGAGACAGGGGATATTTATTTTGACCTGACCCTGCGAACATGGCGTGATTCCAAGGTGGAGAAGGTGGGCTCTGCGGCATCCGCGAGCAAGTCAGGTTCTCGTACCGATTTGAAAAAGAGCAGCAAGACCTACACCGTCAAATCTGGCGACTCCCTGTCCAAAATAGCAAAGCTTGAGCTGGGCAACAGTTCCAAATGGAACGAGATCTACAAGCTCAACGCAAAGATCATCGGGAGTGATCCAAACCGGATCAAGCCCGGACAAAAGCTGGTGATGCCATGACTTACAAGGTCATTGTCGACGACAAATATGACATCACCAAGCTGGTGGAGACCATTACGCTGAAGGACTCGCTCGACCAGATTGCGTATCAGGCCAACATCCGGTTGGCGGTGTCTGCATCTTCCGGTCTGCCTTCGATTTCACCGGGCATGGCGGTGCGGATTAGCGGGGTTCCTTTTGGCGAAAAATCCATGGTTCACTTGCTGCATCCTGCGGTCATCTGGGAGGTGGAAAGCTCGAACAGCGGCACCAAGCGGCTGTCTCTCACGGTGTACGACAGGATGATTTATCTGGAAAAATCGGAGGATGAGTTCCTGTTGCCGAAGGATCAGACTGCTACGCAGCGACTTAAAACCTACGCCAAAGAGTGGAAGATTCCATACGCTACATTGCCAGAAACCAAGACAAAGCTGAGCAAAGCAGTGTATCGGTCACAGACGATTTTTTCGATGATGTTTGCCGATCTGAAGGAAACGGCGAAGTCCGGCGGAGAGATGTATCATCCACGGATGACACCCGGCGGGTTACAGCTCTTTCAGGTCGGCAGTAATGCGAAGGTGTATGAGTTGGATCGACTGATTGATCTGACCCAGATGCGTACGCTCGAAGGGGCGGTTACCAAAGTTAAAGTCATGGCGGCGTCGGAGTCACCGAGTGGCAAAGAAGTTCCTTCCAAAGTGCTTGCAATTGAGCAGAATGGTGTGGAAGAACTGGGCACATTGCAAAAGCTGATCGAAGACGATCAGGTGAAATCGACAACTGCCGCGAAAAAACTGGCGAAAAGTCATCTGACGGGTATTCAGGAGATCTTTACGATATCCGCACCGGATGTGAATACGATTCGCGCCGGGGACGCGGTGTTGTTAAAAGGGCTGAAGCTAATCGTCATGTCGGTCAGCCGTGATCTGTCCGCTGGGCCTGGAACGATGACGTTGGAACTGGGTACAGCTGAGATGGTGAAAAGGAGGTATTACCTTGAATAAAGATGATCCGTATGGGCATTTTGCCGACGTCATGCGGGGTGCGATGAGTACCCATTCTCGTCAGGCCGTGAGCGGGCTGGGCGCGGTACTGGGTACGATGACCTCATCCGGCGTGAAGTTGGATGATTTCAAGCACGAAGTGCAAGATTATCTCGTGGCCGAGCTGCCGGGCACGCTTGGACTGCCGGAGCGCGAGGCTGCTGGCGCGATTTCCGGTATCTCTGACGTGGCAAACGGCGGAACGACGGGCACGGGACGGTTTCTTTTGCAAGAAGAGGAAGTGGAAGAAGCGGTGTGGTCTCTTGGTAAAGGATTAAAAGCGGGAGATCGCGTACTGGCGATGCGGGTGAATGGCGGCAACGACATTGTGGTGTTGTGTAAGGTGGTGAGTGCGCATGCCTAGTTTGTTCCCGGAAACGGGTGTGGTCTGGGGAGATGAGGAGGATCTATCGGGGGCGGATTCGGAAGAGGTACGCTTTGGACGGAGCTGGCGATTCGATTATGATGCAGGGGATTTTGTATTGACCCCGAGTGGCAAAGTAGCCGCGGCTGGTGAGCATGAAGCCTGGGTGCAATGGTGCATCAAGGCGGTCAAGACGCCGCGGTACAGGCATGTGATCTATTCCCGGAACTATGGTTCGGAGCTGGAGGATCTGGTGGGGCAGGGCGACAGTCGGGGTGTGATGGAAAGTGAGATTACCCGGATGGTGACGGAGACGTTGCTGGCTGATCCACGCACGGATTCGGTTGACCAGTTCACGTTTGATTGGAATAGGGAACAGTGCATGTTCTCCTGCCGGGTGGCGAGTGTGCAGGAAGAGATGTTTATTCTGGAAAGTGAGGTGATCTGACGGGATGGCTGAGATTCCGCGTTATTTGGAGGACCAGACGGAGGAACAGATTATGCAGCGTATGCTGGATCGTCTGCCTGCGGATCTGGATAAATCGGAGGGTTCGTTCCTGTGGGATGCGGAGGCTCCTGTTGCGTTTATGCTGTCTGAGGCAGCTTTGTGGGCGCAGGAATTATTGCGGCGGGGGTTTGCAAGTACGGCTGCGAGCAGTGATCCAAATTTTCGTTCGGAAGAGCTGGATCTGCGGGCAGGAGAGCACGGCATCACGCGGCGGGCTGCTGTGGCGGCACAGGGTGCAGTGAGGTTCATGGGTACCCCGGGGAAAGTGGTGCCTGCTGGAACGGTCGTAGCTACGCTCGCGGATGAAGTGTCTGCTGAAGCTTCGCTCGAATATGAAACGGTGGGGCGTTTTGAACTGGATGCAGAGGGCTCCGGGGTGGTAGGTGTGCGAGCGCTTGTTGCCGGAAAAGAAAGCAATGTGCCTGCGGGCACGGTAACTGTGCTGTCTACACCTGTAAGTGGCGTGACCTCTGTCACGAACCTTGAGGTGATCAAAGGCGGGGCAGATATTGAGGCAGACACGGCATTGTTGGAACGCTTTTATGCCAAAGTCCGCAACCAAGGAACCAGCGGCAACAAATCGCAATATGTGCAATGGGCCAGTGAAGTACCAGGTGTTGGTGCAACGCGTGTCATTCCGTTATGGCAGGGTCCGGGCACGGTGGGATTGTATCTGCTGGACACGGAAAAACGCGCTGCGGGCATCGATCTGGTGGCGGCGGTACAGAAGTACGTTGACCCCACGCAGGATGGACAGGGTGAAGGCGTTGCACCGGCGGGGCCAGTGGTGTCCGTGATGCCAGCCGTGGAAGTGTCGATGAATATTCAGGTGAAGCTGACTCTTGCTAGTGATGCGACATTGGCCGATGTACGGGCATTAATCGAACGCGGGGTGACCGCGTATCTGAAACAGTTGGCTTTTGCCGATCCACTCGTTCGTTACACTCGCATCGCCGCGATTCTACTGGACATTCCACCGATTATCGACTATTCGGAGCTTACCGTGAATGGTGTAAGCGACCAGAATATTGAGATGACTGCGAGTCAGGTCGCTGTGCTGGGGACGGTGGATGTACATGAGTAGTGTTGGGCAGATGGTGGATGAGGAAGTAATAGGGGAGTGCCGAGACCAAGAAAGATTGGGAGAAATAAACCGATCCGGGTTGGATCTGGTGAGTGAGACGCTCCATGATGATGTGAAAGGAAGGGAGGGGACAGGGCATGAGTGCTCCTTCTATTGTAGATGTTGGACTGACGAGTGAGAAAGGGCGGGAGTTGTTCTCGTATTTGCCAAGGTATTATGAGACTTCTCGTGTCATGCAGGCTGATATGCAGGCCAAAGGCACGGAGATGGATCTGCTGTATCAGTCGCTGGATGAGACGTTGGAGCAATTTTTTGTCCGCACGGCGACGTGGGGGCTGGACTTCTGGGAGCAGGAGCTCGGCATTGAGACGGATCGTCTCAAACCTATGGAGCAGCGGCGTGCCGTGGTGGAATCGAAGCTGCGGGGTGCCGGGAAGTTTTCGGGGAGACAGGTTGCGAATGTGGCTGAGGCGTATGCCGGGGGCAAGGTGGATGTAACGTTTCAGCCGGAAGCGTGGAGTTTTACGGTGAGCTTTGTGGATACGATGGGCATCCCGCCCAATATCGATGATCTCAAACGTGCGATTGAAGAATTGAAACCGGCCCACATGGCCGTGGAATATAGATATCGTTATCTGGTCTGGGATGATCTGGACGACAAACAGATGACATGGGACGAACTCGATGCCGCGTCCTTGACGTGGAATGAACTGGAGGTGTGGGCGTAATGCCAAAAGAAACAGATCGACTGAAATTGCCTCTTCCCTTGGGGAACGAGAATGTGACTCGGGAGAGTATTAACGGGATTTTTGAAAAGATTGATGCAGGAGTGGCGACACGTGAATCCAACCTTATACCTGCGGAATCTGATCTTAATAGCTATATTACAGAAGGGGAATATTATTGCCCAACGAATGCGACAGTAGGAACTTTAGCTAATTCCCCAGTAGGAGTAGCTTTTCATTTGACGATAGAAAAACATGCTGGTGTGGTCCAGACTTTAACAACCTTTGAACCGAGTAACCTACAAGTTTTTCAAAGGAACTACTATGTTGGATGGGGTCCATGGAAAAAAGTACCTACAAGTGATGATATTGAAGAGGTAAAGGGATATACCGATCAGAAACTCGGAGAAATCGTTATTAATGATGCATCCTTAACAGATAAGGGTGTCGTCCAACTGTCCAACGCAGTTGATGGCACCCGTGAAGATGTGGCTGCTACGGAGAAGGCAGTTAGGGATGCGAGAGTTGCGGCTAGTGCTTTAGGGACGGCTAATGCAAAAATGTATACTGATAGCCAAATTAGTCAAGTTTCAAAGTCACTCAATATATTTTCGGCAGCGGTTCGATCCTCTAATAATATTTTTGTTTGTGCCTTTAATTCCGCACCAACTGTTAGTAATGGATTCTCATTTAAAGTTCAATTTAATACAACAAATTCAGTAGTGAATACACCAACTTATTTACAAATTAATGGTACAAATTATCATCTTAGAGCAGAGCATTTCAAAAACTACACTTTGCCAAACAACTTCATTGATCCGAGTGTAGTATATGAAGTGATATACGTCAGTTCAGTAGGCGCTTTTGTTATGAATGAGGTTTCAAGAGATGCTGATTTACGGGGTGGAGAAGTTACGGTTCGAGTTGGGAAAAACACATCGACTGCACAGTTTTCTACCATTCAGGCAGCAGTAGACTTTTTAAAAAAGTTTAATGCAGGAGTAAGAACTATTAGAGTTGAGAACAGTTCTACTTCTAATAGTGAAACTTATACTGAAAAAATTACAGTAAAAGAATTTCATGGGGCACCATTATATTTTGTATTTGACCCAAGAATTAGATTAGAAGGTTACTTCAGTATAGATGACTGTAGTGCTGAGGTACTTATTAACGGAAATTATGAAGTTCCATTAGAAATAGTAAACGCTAACTTGTATGGTATATATGCTCAAAATTGCAGTAAATTAAGATTTTTTTATGTGAATAAAACGACTGCTGGATTTGGTATACTGTGGGCTGTAAGAATACAAGGTCTATATGCTAGTAGTTGTAAAATTTCGAATCAGTCTATGTGTTTTGATCTATCTGATGGATGCGTCGCTGTTTTTGATAACATTACAGGTGCCAATAACACTTACGGAGGAAGGATATCTTCATCCATACTTATGCTTAATAATTACTCAGTAGGAGGAGGTTCAATAACCAAATCAGGAGGAGCTCAATTATTCCAATAAGGAGGTATAAAGAATGAACGCATACTTTTTTGAGATTAGTTCAAGGGAAGTCAGTTTGATTATAAAAAATATTCAACAAATAACTACTAATGAAGTTATAGGTGAATTTGAGACATTAGTATGGTTAAATACCGAAGAAGAGAATATAGATTTCATAGTTACAGATAAGGAAATTATTATTGGGGACAAAATTCCATTAAACGAGAGTAATTTTGTAAATAAGTTTAAAAATGAATCACCTGAAGAACGTATAAAAAAACTAGAGGATATAATCTCGAATTTAATTAAATAGATTACTTTTTTACTTAATTAAGTATCTGAGGAGGTGAAACCATGCAACAGGAAAACCTAGGGAAATGGCTCCTCGCTCTCCTAACCAGCTCAGCAACCTACTTCTTCGGAGGCTGGTCAGGCGTGCTCGGTGTACTACTCGTATTCGTCATCCTCGACTACCTTACTGGCATCGCGGCGGCGGGTATGACTAGCAAGTTAGAAAGTAATGTCGGAATGTTCGGCATCGCACGAAAGGTATTTATATTTGCAATGGTATCGGTGGCTCATCTGGTGGACGGTGTTCTGGGAGACGGACATTTGTTCAGGGATGCGGTCGCCTTTTTTTATATCGCAAATGAATTGTTGTCCATTATCGAAAACGGGGGCAAGTTGGGCGCTCCAATCCCGCCAGCAATCCGACAGGCGATTGAAGTACTAAAGGGGAAGGCGGGAGAGGGTACCATTTCTAATCATTTACCTTTTAGTCCCCCACCAGAAGACAGCGAGAAGGGAATCAATAGCCCTAATGGAGATGCGAAGTCGCTAGAAAAGAAAACGGAGCATAGCAGTCCAACTGCTGAGAAAAATGATTACCATTTGTAG